CAGTGCAAGCGTTGTAATCGATGGCTTAACGGAAATGTTGCCAATTTTCGTATTGGTCTTGTTGATAGGTTTGGTGATAATTTTGTGGAAGCTATAGAAGCGGACAATCAAACAAGAAAGCACTCAATCGAAGAGTTGAAAGATATCATTGCTGTTTATCGAGAGAAAACAAGGATGCTAAAAAGCATATGAGTAACAGATCGCTTGGCCAGTTTTATGGATGCCGCAAACGCATGAATATATTATTCGGAATGCCTTATCTAAAGTGTGTTATTGATTTAGGAAAACCAGACGAGTGCAATATAGCAATGCGACTCGTTGAATCTGGAAAAGACAAGCGCGATTGTTCCGAATGGCGCCCACTGGTGTTCAATAAATGACTATTCAACCGTTTGAGGTCTCGTATACGACGACGGGGCGTAAGTGTAAAAAAACGCGAAACGTTATTGGCGTACTGTGTCCGACAGTTATAGCGCAACGCTTGGGCCTGGCGCAGCCGATATTTATTTCGCTCGGAAATGTAGAAGTAGATTGGAACTTACCGCAAAGTGACGGTTATATTGCCATGTTCGACACTTAAAAAGAAAAAATGAAATACGGATGCCAGGATTACGACATCAACCGCCTGTGCAGATTCGACCGGCGGGCAATTGATCGCTCCTGCGATGGGTGCCCGCGGACAACTGACAGCGATTACTTGCAGGCGCAAGGACTGTGGGTAGCCGGGGTTTCTCATCAAGAAGATGACCGGACATTTTCAGTAGAAGAGATTATGAAAATAGTTGAAAATCGCATAGCGCAAATTGTTTCTGAATGCAGAAGATATTATTGGCTTAACAGGTTCTTGGGAGGCACTGGATATGATGTAAATTGCGCGGATGAATCGAAGATAGAATGGAAACCAATTGAAACCGTACCGACAGACACTCCGATATTGATCACTGACGGGAAAATCCGGTGGAGGAATAATCATCCATGTCACCAACAAAAATAATCCGACATGAATCAAACCACGACCGCCCCGAGCGATGGGATTTCGACTTTCTTGTAAAAGTCATCTCCGACCACATGACAAAGCGTGGGCCGGGTTGGGTGACAAGCAGAGAGGTCGCATGTGAAATCGGATACCCTTGGCGAGTGATTGCGAGGGCAATGATTAAGATGACAGAGATTGAGAAGCAAAAGATCACTTGGATCAGTTCCAGGCAGCGTGAAAGAAAGTGCCTGGCGTATCGAATGTTCCACGGGCCGAAAGCAGAATACCCGGAGTGGCTAGTACCAAAGTCATATCCGGTCAATGCAACTGGAAGAATCAATAGGATGGAGAAATGACTACGAGGAAAAAAGTGGTAGTTGAAAAACTTCCAGCCGGTCGTCCGTCCAAGTTCAAGCCCGAGTATATCGAGCAGGGTTATCAGTTGGCGTTGCTCGGAATGACTGACAAGGATCTGGCGCGGATATGGGATGTTACCGAGCAGACAATAAATACATGGAAGGTATCGAAAGACGGTTTTCTTGAGTCCTTACAAAAAGGCAAGGATGCCGCAGATGCCTTTGTGGCTGATCGTCTGTTCAAAAGAGCTACCGGATATACCCATAAAGCAGTGAAGATATTCAACGATGGGGGCACGCCGATGATCGTTGATTACATCGAACACTATCCGCCAGATACTGGCGCTGCAATATTCTGGCTCAAGAATCGCCAAAAGGACTTCTGGCGAGACAAGCAGGAGGTTGATACGACGCTGAATGCCAACGTAAGTGCCAACGTGACCACTGCAAGCCAGGATTCCATCAATGCACTTGAAGAAAAGATCGCCAAGGCGAAGGAATCCGGGGTCAATTGAGTTGAATCCTGAAGTTGCAGGATTCATTCAATCTGCACCAACCAAAGAAGAGGCAAAAGACTGGTGGAAACACATTGTTGCCGTTCATGGAGATTCTGGTGCCGAATGGCTCGGTAGGAATGATCGCTTCTACCTACTTTCCGTCCTTCTGAAGCGTTCTGACGTATGGAATGACTGGCTCTATTGCCGGTGCAGGGAGGTTGAGAAAGCGAAGGATGGTTATCTCGACCTGTGGGCCAGGGAGCATTACAAATCCACCATCATCACGTTTTGCGGAATCATTCAGGAGATACTGAAGAACCCCGAGATAACAATCGGCATCTTCAGTTTCAACAAACCGACCGCCCGCGCATTTCTCCGGCAGATCAAGTACGAGCTTGAATCTAACGAGTACCTGAAGTCGATCTATCCTGAAGTCCTGTACGCAGACCCCAAGAAGGACTCCCCGCGATGGTCTGAAGATGCCGGGATAGTAGTCAAGCGCAAGAGTAACCCCAAGGAATCAACGGTAGAAGGTCATGGCTTAGTCGATGGCCAGCCGACCGGGCGCCATTTCCTGCTGCGTGTCTATGATGACGTGGTTACTATGGAGTCTGTCACGTCTCCGGAGATGGTACAAAAGACCACGGAAGCATGGTCGCTGTCAGACAACCTTGGAGCGAGGCCGGAAGGTGGCGGGCTTGCTAGATCATGGCATATCGGTACAAGGTACAGTTTCGCAGACACTTACCAAACCATGATGGATATGGGCGCAGTCATCCCGAGAATCTACGCTGCAACCGACAACGGATTGCGGGACGGGAGGCCGGTATTCCTCAGTGAAGAGGTATGGGCAGACAAGCTCAAGAAGCAGACCACGGCAGTTCTAGCGGCACAAATGTTACAGAACCCCGCAGCAGGCACCGCGGCAATATTCGACAAGTCCTGGTTGCGATTCCAGGATGTTCGTCCAGCAACGCTCAACATTTATATCCTGTGCGATCCTGCAAGCTCGAAGAAGAAAGGAAGCGACAGAACCGCTATCCCTGTCATCGGCATTGATTCAGCAGGGAACCGATGGTTGGTCGATGGCTTCCATCACCGGATGTCCTTGAGCGAACGCTACGCTGCAATCAAGGGGCTGCGCAAGGTATGGCAAAACATGCCTGGCGTACAGATGGTCAAGGTCGGTTATGAGCGATACGGATCAACATCTGACCTCGAATACTTCGAGGAAAGTATGCGCCGTGATCGTGACGAGTTCGAGATCGTAGAGTTAGCTTGGCCGCGGGAAGGGCCAGGATCGAAGATAGATAGAGTACAACGGCTGGAGCCGTACTTCCGTGCCGGCAGATTCTTTCTACCTGCCGTCGTTCAGGGCGAAACCAGGAATCAGGCGAAGGTCATTGCCGAAGGGCAGGCATTCCGTGTCTTCAAGCCGACGCAACGCATGGATGAAGAGGGGAGAATGTACTCTTTGAACAAGAATTTCCTAGAGGAATACTTGGTTTTCCCGTTCTGCGTGCATGACGACCTGATTGATGCCATGAGCAGGATTGAAGATATTGACGCAACCCCGCCAGTGATCGTGGATGAGCGGGCGCTTGAACCAGAGGTTTTTGAGGACGGAATATAGATGGCCGATGAAAACGTACCGTTGAACCTGCCCGGAGGCCCGTCATTCTCGCAAAGACTTTGGAGCGAGGAAGTTGCCATCGCGCTTGCGAACAGTGGCGAACCTATCGACGCCCGTGAAGAAACCTATGTTTTCAGCAATGGACGAAAGTTCAAAGAGTCAAAGTGACCCATACGACCAGCTTCCAGACTGCATCCGCCAGTATTACTCGCGTGCCGAGTATCTGTGGCTTTCCGATGCACAGAAGGCGGCGTTGATCGAACAGGAATGTGAGCCAGAATGGACGTGATCATCCCCCAACAGCACCAGGCCGCGCCGAACATACCCGATAGCTTCAAGCTGTACGGGCAAGACCAAAGCATTCTTCTGGCGAATGAATACGATGCCAAGCAGGACGCTATGGACATCCATCTTGCAAGAATCATCGCAGAAGCGCTTGAGCAGGCATACCCAGGGCACCTGTGGGCCGTCAATGTCCAGGGTGATCAAGGTATTGCAACGATCCATAACATGATGTTGAGCGGACGTTGTGGATACATCATGCACCTCGACAAGCGGTACTCTGCAAGCGATACCGTGCGCGTGGCGAAGATGGGTGCCGGCGAAATCCTCGAGCGCTACAACGTGTCCAGAGGACGAATAAACAACGACCGAATGGCCGAAATGAAGATGGACTTCGCTGGCCGGGTAATCGGGGATACAAGCAAATGATCGACCAGACCAATGCCCTGCAACTCGCACGTGATGCCTTTTCTGGCTCTACCGTTTACTTCGATGCAAACGTCAGGCCAGAGCTTGAGCGCGATTTGCGGCAATTCCAGAGCAAGCACCCAAGTAATTCAAAGTATCTGTCAGACGGTTATCGCGGACGCGCCAAGTTCTATCGGCCCAAGACCAGGGCGATGGTGCGTAGCGCAGAGGCATCCGTAGCCGAAGCATTCTTCTCGACATCCGATGCAGTGGCCGTCGCTCCACTCAATGAGAAGAACGACCTGGCAAAGGCGAGTGCTGAGATCATGCAGGAAATCCTGCAATATCGTCTATCGAATTCCGATGTGCACGGCATACAGTGGTTCCAGACCGTGCAGGGGGCCTTTCAAGATGCAGAGGTACAAGGCTCTGTTATCTCGTATCAAGAGTGGGACAAGGAGAAGGACAAGCCAGCGATCGAACTGATCCCTCGCGAGAATTTCCGCTTCGATTCCGCCGCGAGTTGGATTGATCCGGTTGGCACATCCCCGTACCTGATCTGGCTCAAGCCGATGTACGTCAAGGACATCAAGTCGCGCATGGCCGCTGGCAAGTGGATTCAACTTACAGATAGCCAGATACAGTCGGCGGCGAAGAAGTATTCCGATTCAACCAGGATGCTCCGCGAAGGCGACCGTACCGACTCGACAGAGAACGTGACCAACATCAACAGCTTCTCGATTGCCTGGGTTCATCTGAACATCATGGCCGACGATAGCGGACAGGACATTCTGTTTTACACGCTTGGAAGCGAATTCCTGCTTTCTGCTCCAGAACCGCTTACGGTGCAGCACGCGCATGGTCGGCGCCCATTCGTTATGGGCAAGGTCGTCATCGAGACGCACCGTACAGATCCGGCGGGCGATGTACGATTGACGCGAGACACCCAGGGCGAGATCAACGAGATTGCCAATCAGCGGATTGATAACGTCAAATTTGCGATGAACAAGCGGTTCTTTGTGCGCCGCAACAGGCAAGTCGATGTCCGCGCACTTACTCGTTCGGTCGCTGGCGGCATCACATTGATGACAAACCCGGACGAGGATGTAAAGGTTCTCGACACGCCAGATGTTACTTCATCGGCGTATCAAGAACAGGATCGCCTCAATATGGACTTTGATGAGATTTCCGGAAACATGTCGCAGTCGTCAGTGGCTGCGAATCGTCGTCTCAACGAGACAGTCGGCGGCATGGAGATCCTGTCGGCAGATGCCAACAAGGTTCGTGCTTACAGCATCAAGACGTTCATCGAGACATGGGCCGAGCCTGTCTTGCGCCAGTTGATCCTTCTCGAACAGATGTACGAGACGGACGAAACGATCCTGGCCCTTGTCGCCGGCAAGAGCAAGTGGTTTCAAAGGCTCGGCTTGGATGCAGTGACCGACGAACTACTGATGCAGGAACTCGTCATGTCGGTATCAGTAGGCATGAGCGCGACCAGCCCGACACAGAAGATCAACAACCTGCTTACCGGAATCAACGGGGTCAAGACGGCCCTGGCCGATGGTGTCCTGGCGCAGCATGGGGTTGATAGCACAGAGGTCATCAAGGAAATCTTCGGTGCCTTGGGTCACAAGGACGGTGGAAGGTTCTTCAAGTTCGATGGTGAGCAAGACCCGCAGGTTGCGGCACTCCAGCAGCAGATCCAGCAACTCCAGCAGCAACTCGACGCAAAGAATCCTCCGGAACTGGTAGCTGCGATGGTTGATGAAATCCGCGCCAGGATTGGCAAGATTGACGCAGAGAAGGTGGCAAAGGGCGTTGAAGCCACCTATTCATCAATGCAAAGCGCCGAGGTCATCACGCAAATGCCGCAGGTAGCCCCGATTGCAGACAAGTTGATGGAGGCTGCGGGGTATCAGAACCCGAACCCCGTAGGAGTCGACCCGAACTTTCCGGTAGCGCCGCCCGTGTCTCCAGCAGGGGCTATGGCTGCGCAAACCGGGCCGATTGACATTCCTGAGAGTGGAAACACATCTCCTATGTTTCCCGCACGCACTGGATCGCCAGAAGAAGGAATGAACGCTGGCATCGAGTCAGATTATGAGGGGTTGAGATAAGTTCCTCCGCATGGCAAACGAAATGGTGAGTCCACTTGAGAAGTCTATCGCCTTCGGCTTTCAGGTTGAGGATTTTCTTGCGTCAGACATCGGCAAGTATCTGATCAAGCGCGCAGATGAAGAAATCGAGTGCGCGGTCGAGGAACTGAAACATGCCGACCCGGACGCCCCAAGTGTCATCCGGTCATTGCAAAGCAAGATTGCCGTTGCCGAATCAATCCAATACTGGCTGGCCGAAGCCATTCAGGATGGACAAAACTCAATGCAAGAACTCAACGAAGGAGCATGACTTAATGAATCCCAAAGAATTGTCCGAAGCTATCAGCCAAGACGTTAAGGACACGACTGAACAGCATACCCTGACTTCTCCGGAGTCGCCACGAGCGAAAGCCCTAGCAGCAATCGAAGAAAGTCACCGTGCCCGCATGGAAGACGAAATGGGAGTGAAATTCTCCGATGAGCCTGCGGATGATGTTCAAGAGGATTCCCAAGTCATGCCACAACTTGACGACCAGGGGCATCAAGAGCCGGGCCAGAGCAAGTTCAAGGTGAAGGTCGATGGCGTTGAGCTTGAAGTGTCCGCCGAAGACCTGATTCGCACCTACCAGAAGAATTCGGCAGCAGACCGCAGGCTTGAAGAAGCTGCGCGTATCCTGCGTGAAGCAGAAGAATTGGCCGCACAGAAGCAAGTGGCCGAACAAGAAGTTGCGCAAGGAGGAAATGAAAACTTGCGCGATGAGGCCGCAAATGTACTCTCCAAGGTATACGAAGGAGACCAGGAAGCGGCAGCGGAAGCACTCGTCAGTCTTCTATCGAAGGCGAAAGGCGGCGACCAGCCCACCACTCGCCATGAAATAGACGAAGAGGCGCTTACCAATCAAGTCCTTGAGCGGATGGCATTCAACTCTGCCGTCGAGCGTGTCAAGAGCGACTACCCGGACATTGTTGCTGACAAGAACCTTGAACAACTTGTCGTCATGCAATCGAACAACCTTGTCAGTGCTGGAATGTCCCGTGCCGATGCGTTGTTGTCGGTTGCCGACAGCCTGTACAAGTCCTTGGGCAAGACTCCAACCGGGCGCCAGCATGACACGTCACGACAGACAAGTGTCCGTCAAGCCAACAAGGAACGACTTGATCCCGTGCCGAGCGCATCGGCAACCGCCAGTCTCAAGCCCGTTGTAAACGAGGCAATGGACCAGTCCGCACTGATCCGTGAGGCTGCAAAACGTCGCGTCGGTGGTCAATCTTTGAGCTACTGACAAACAAATTTCGTATTTGAAGGAGAAACATCATGGCTGGTCAAGTTTGGGGGACGAACTCCCTCGGTGGTTATATGTATTCGGACAACCTGTCCAAAGTCTTGCGCGTGGCGGTTCAGCCCTTGTGCAAGTTCCGCCAATTCGCCGATGTCAAGGATGCCGCCATCCAGGGCAAGAACAAGGGAGACACGTTCCACTGGAACGTTTATTCGGACACTGCGGCGCAGGGTACGGTACTCACCGAAGGGACCGTGATGCCAGTGACCAACTTCACTGTCACTCAAGGCACGATGACGATTACCGAGTATGGCAACTCGGTTGACTACACCGGCAAGCTGGACGACCTGTCCGAACATCCGGTCAAGGAGGTCATCAACAAGGTCCTGAAGAATGACGCGAAGAAGGCATTCGATATTGCCGCGCACGCTCAGTTCAACCTGACCCCGCTCCGCGTCATCCCGACCGGCGGCACCGCTACCTCGGCCGTGACGCTCTACACCAACGGCACCGTTACCGGCACCAACAACATCGCGCTTGGCAAGGAACACGTCAAGTCGATTGTCGATCTGATGAAGGAACGCAACATCCCGCCGTATGAGGGTGATGACTACTTCGCTATCGCCCATCCGACGACCTGGCGCACCTTCAAGAACGACCTCGAAACCATCAAGCAGTACACGTCCGAAGGTTTCGGCCTGATCGCCAACGGTGAAGTTGGTCGCTACGAGAACACCAGGTTCGTCGAGCAGAACAACATCGCCAAGGCTGGTTTCACGACCAACAACAAGTCGAACTGGGCTTACTTCTTTGGCGCCGATACCGTCGCCGAGGGCATCGCTGTGATGGAAGAGATGCGAGGCAAGATCCCCACGGACTACGGTCGCTCGCGTGGTATCGCCTGGTATTACCTCGGAGGTTTTGGCTTAGTCCAGACCGCTGCGGCTCAGGCGCGTGTGGTGAAGTGGGACTCACAAGCTTAGTGGATAATTAACGACGCTTGCTTTATAATGCCTCCGTATGGATTAAACCTACGGAGGCATTTTCATGGACTATCAAGCGATTTACGACAGGCTTATCGCGCGGGCAATTGGCCGCGAAATAAGCGGGTATTGCGAGGTTCACCACATCGTCCCTCGGTGCATCGGTGGCGGCAACGGCAAAGACAACCTCGCCAGTCTTACGGCAGAAGAGCATTTTGTTGCTCATCAACTGCTGTGCAAAATACACCCCGGGGTAAAAGGACTTGCGTTTGCCCTTATTGTGATGACAGGGAATCCACACGGGGGTCGCAGCAACAAAGCTTATGGGTGGATTAGGCGTGCCGTAGCTGTAGCGGCGGCAGAGCTAACCGGAGAGCTTCTTCTGGACCCGACATACCGGGCCAAACACAAGGCTGCGGTTCGAGCTTTTACCTCTACTAACGAGTACAAAGCGAAGATTTCTAAGATTCACACGGGCAGAGAAAAGTCGGAGCAAGAGCGAAAGAACATCGCAGAAGCGGGTCGTAACAGGGCACCAAGAAACTTCTCGGACGAAGCAAAAAAAGCGATGTCTGTCGCCCAAACTGTTAAGTGGGCCGCGATGAAGGAAAGCGGAAAGGCACTAGAAATTGCGCAAAAAGCGCGGGCTACGCGCCTTGCTAACAATGGGTATGTTGTGTCTGAAGACCAGCGCCGCAAAATATCAGAGGCCCAACGTGGTCGAGTTATCCCCCCAGAGCAACGAGCGAAGATCAGCGCGTCTTTGAAGGGCAGGAAGAAGACACCGGAGCATATTGAGAAGATAGTCGCAGCCAACCGCAAACCAGTGATCCCACCTACCGACGAAGAACTGGCGGCGAAAGCTGCACGCAAGTTTGCTAATCTCAGCGCACGAAGCAAGGGCAAAGAGCTTTCAGTAGAACACCGACGAAACATTGCGAGCGGGCTTGCAACGGCGTACATGGAAGGCAGGAGGCGCGGCCCCATGTCAAAACTGACTGATGATCAAGTTAGGGAGATTCGTGTCTTGCTTGCCGACCCAATGACCGTACAGAGCTACCTGGCCAAACGGTTCGACGTTAGTCCAGCCGTGATCTCCGAGATCAAGAGCGGCAAGTCATACCAACGCGTCAAATAACTCCACTTATGAGGGGCCGTAGCAAACTCCTCCTTACTCAAACCCCAATCCCCCGACAAGGAGTTTCACCATGAGCCAATACACCGCTAACCTCGCCGTTCTGAACAAGACCGGAAACATGGAACAACCTGGCGCTCTTCCGAACCGCGGCGTCTCCACTGGCATGGCCGGATTCGACGCAATGGGCATGGACTGCCAACCCGACGCGACCAACTCGCTCGGCAAGCTCGGACAAACCGTCTCCGATCCCTACGCGGAGTCCTGCCCCGGCGCGATGTGCTGATGAAACTCGACCGAACCCGTGACTTCGGGGTGATCTGCGGCGGCGATGACGGTGCTTGCTACGTGCAGGACGAGATCCTGTTCGATGCTGCCGGAAACGCAATCACAGATGTCGCCCCCGAGCCAAAGAAACGCATGGGCCGCCCGCCCAAGGTTCGTGCCGAAGACATCGACATCAATCTCGACGATCAAATAGACGCGAACCTGAATAACGAATGATCTGTCCCGTTTGTGGTGGCGAGTCCGACTACCATACGAGCATTCCATTTCTGAGGTCATGCGAAAGCGAAGGCGAAGAGGACACTGATCCAGTCGCCTATTTCCTGTGCGCTGACTGTGGCTTTTGCCACGCCCCATTCATCTGCGACAAACCACCAGAGTGGTTCCGCGAACACATCTACAACGACGACTACAAGCTGTTTGACCCGGAGTACGGTGGTGTCAGGGCGCAACGTCAGGCGCAGAACATGACCTACTCGTATTCGTGGGCGCGGCGCGACATCCGGCATCTTGATTTCGGTGGTGGCGACGGGTTGATGGCTGAACGGACCCGCAAGAACGGGTTTGATTCAATGTCGTATGATCCTTTCACCAACGACGAGAAGCCAACCGGAACGTTCAACCTGATTACCTGCTTCGAGGTCTTCGAGCATGTTCCGGACCCGCATGAACTGATGCGGCAACTGACCGAGTATCTAGCTCCGGAAGGGTTGATCCTAGCCAGTACAAACCTGTCCGATGGGCAGGACATCTCCCGTTGGTGGTACGCAGCCCCACGAAACGGCCACATTTCCTTGTTTTCGCGCAAATCGCTGGCAATCCTGGCCGAAAAGCACGGGTTGAATTCGCTCATTGATGTCAACGGTGGGCACTACTTCTACCGCGAATTGCCCTATTGGGCAGTCGGTTAAGAGGGGTTAGACAACACTTCAGGCTATTCATCCAGCCTGAAGGAGTTGAACTTGTCTGCCGTCAAGTACGAAGTCGTTGAATTCACCCGTGGCATCGTTTTGGGTATCGGGAACAAGGCGTTTCCCCACTTCCTGAACGTCGACACCCCGCGAGAAGGAGTTCGGCCGGACATCCGGGTAGAGAACCCGCTTGACCTTTCTCTAGTGGTCGAGGATGCAAGCGTCGACGCCATCTACTGCGACCAGTACGAGGGCGCCATTACAGCACTACTGGACTGGTGGCGATGCATCAAGGTTGATGGACACCTTGTACTGAACATCCCCGGTGAAGCACTCGACGTTACCAATGCCATGCGCGATGCCGAGGGCGGGTGGGACTTGATACGAAGATCCAGCAACGACGAGAAAGTGGGCTTGTACGTATTCAGGAAACGCTCAGACGGGCGTTTGGTGCATCCTTGGGTAACGGACAACTACCACCCAAAGAAAACAGCCTGCGTGGTGCGCTACGGTGGATTTGGCGACATGCTCCAGGCAGCAAACGTCTTCCCTGCGCTCAAGAGGCAGGGATACCACGTCACGGTGATGACCACTCCCGCTGGCAAGGAAATTCTGAAGAACGATCCGAACGTCAATGACTGGTTCATT